ATGGCTGGCGAACTTAACAAACTGAGCGACAGGAAGTTAAAGGGATTACATGGCATCCCGGCCAGTAAGATTGAGTTTTATGCTGATGGTGCCGGGTTGAGCGCTAAGGTAACGAAAGCTGGTGGCATTAGCTGGGTGTTTACTTACCGACTCGACGGGCAGAAGCTGCATCGGCTGACTCTGGGGCGCTACCCTGATATGAGTCTCAAAGAGGCCCGTTCCTCGCGTGATAAATGTCGTCAGTGGCTGGCCTCTGGTAAAGACCCAAAGCACCAGTTGGCGCTAACTACTCAGGAAACGCTTAAACCGGTCACGGTGCAGGAAGCTATCGAATACTGGATACGCGAATATGCGGAAGAAAACCGTGCGAACGTTGAGCGGCATAAAGCAGAGCTACGCAAACATATTTACCCTTACATTGGGAAAATGGCGCTCGCTGACTGCGAAACCCGATACTGGCTTGACTGCTTTGACAGAATGAAAAAGAAAACGCCAGTTGCTGCGGGGTATGTATTCCAGATGTGTAAGCAGGCTCTGAAATTTTGCCGCGTTCGCCGTTATGCCGTTAGTAGCGCCCTTGAAGATTTGAGTATTCCCGATGTTGGTAAAAAGCAGGCGAAAAAAGATCGGGTACTGAAAGATAAAGAGGTTGGGGGGTTGTGGGCTGCTATATCGTCCGGCGATGTTTTTCTGCCTTACTACACAAACTTGCTCAGGATCACCACTTTGTTTGGTTGCCGCACCCAGGAGGCCAGATTATCCGAGTGGGCCGAATGGGATATGGAGGCATGGGTATGGACGGTTCCGAAAGCGCATAGTAAAGGCGGTGAAAAGATTGTGCGGCCAGTTCCAGAAGCGATGCGTTCATTTATTGAAATTCTCCACGATGAAACAAAATCATCCGGCTACCTTCTCGGAGTTGTGAAGAATAGCGAGGCGGTTAGCCAGTGGGGCCGTAGCGTTTATAAAAAACTGGGGCATTCTGAACCCTGGACATTGCATGATCTACGGCGAACGCTTGCAACGCATATGAATAATATGGGTATCGCTCCGCACGTTGTTGAACAGTTGCTGGGTCACTCGATGCCAGGGGTTATGGCAATTTATAACCGTAGTCTGTACTTGCCGGAGAAGCTGGACGCGCTGAACAAGTGGTATGACCGCTTAGAACTTCTTGCGGGTAATCATCAAAATGTGGTTCTGTTAACTGTAGCGAATAGAGATTAAACTGATATTGCGGGTCTAGGTCGGCCAACCGAAAAGCGGGAAACCCTACCCGTCTGGCTCGCAAGTTATTTAGGGGCGTTGAGGGTGGCGTCATGAATATTCCAATACCAGAATATTGTACTTTAGAGCGAGCATCAAAGTTAATTGGCTGTGAGATTGGCGACTTACTACATTTTGGTGAGATTGGTACGGTAACTATTTGTATTAAAGTACCTTCATCAACAAAGGCAATGGTTCATGTTTTCAAAAAAGATGAAGAAACCGTTTATGATATTGAAGCAGAATGGTCTTCTCGCGGAAAATACTCTGAGTTTGTGACTGTTGATGAACCAATGGAACATGCAGAGGATTATGAGTATGAGTTTAGAATTCCTGCTTTTATCAGTGGCCTGTGGGGTATGTTGCGTTGTTCAGATTTTGGTCAACCATTCACACAAATTCCCTGTGAAGGTATGGTGGTCTTGACTGGTACTGACAGGCCATTTCTTGCAATTCTAGATTTTCCCGGTTCGGAGTGGGGCGTTGATCAATTATTAAACATACAACCGGAAGATATGTATATATTAGGTGCTGACATCGAAAAAATTATAAATTATGCAGGAAAGAGATTGCCTGATAGATCGGATGAACATATCGATAATATCAATGTTAAGCCCAATGGTGAATTGTTGGTGAGACATGAAGATAAATTATCGACCAAAACAATAAATAGCCGTGCGCAATTTATCAAGTCACTTTTATACACGATGTACGATTCTGATGTTGCTGAAAATCCAAGAAAATACTTTGATAATCCTGATAGTGAAATAAGTGAGCTTTTTAAAGCAAAAGGAATAAAGGCTCCCAATGGCAGGACTGTGCAAGCTTGGTTAAGTATGGTTGATATTCCCTTCATTGAAGGAAAATCATAACTGGAAAATCCAGTAATTTTCCGGAAAATACCAGCAGAGCATTTTTCTAGACGTAACAATGGCCTCCACAAAACGCAGAAACAGTGGAGGCAACATGCCAAATATCATCTTTACCCCGCCAAATCCTGAACAACGCCGCACTATCCTTGAAGAGTACGGCTTCAAGTTCGATCGCCGCATCCGTGAAGACGAATGTATAGAAATTACCAGCCTTTCCCGTTCCAGCCGCTGGAAGATGGAACAGCAGGGGCGCTTCCCTCCGCGCTGTCACTTTGGCCGCAATAGCTGTGCCTGGCTTCTTTCGGATGTGCTCTGGTGGGTTCGTAATCCGCCAGCAGTAGAGAACGTCAATAACCCATACAGCCGCAAATCTGCTTAATTAACTACAGGTAATCAGAGATGAAAAAGATTAATGCCCTCAACGGGCAGGGATTCGCTCACCCTGAAGCCAGCCAGAAGGTAATTTACCAAGCCAGCGAAAGAGATATTTCCGTCATCAAATTTGAAGGCGCGAAGGTGCGGATCGTGAAGGTGGCAGGTGAACCATGGTTTGTTGCTTCCGATGTATGCCGCGCGCTTGAAATCAGTAACACCACCGAAGCGGTGTCCGCTCTGGATAGCGATGAAGTAATGACCCTCACTTTAACCGAGGGTCATTCTGGTAAACGTGGTGGTGCGCGCAGCTGGAACATGGTTGCAGAGTCCGGTTTCTACAAACTGATCGCCCGCAGCCGCAAGGCCACCGCGCCGGGCACGCTCGCTCACCGGTTCACTAATTGGGTATTCCGCCAGGTGATCCAATCCATCCGTAAAACGGGCTCCTACGGTGTGCCGTTCGCGTTCCTGAACGATTTCACCCGCCGCAAAACCCAATACATCCGCAAGGCCAGTAAGCGCGGCCACGCCCTGCAGGCATGCCGTAAAGAAAAGGAGCAGCTGAGCCGTGAAGAAGCCCAGCTCTGGCGCGAGCACCAGCCGCAATTGCCGGAGGTAGAGGGCAACGTAAATGACTAATGACATGAATCAAATTTTGCACCCTCTGCACAAAAAGGGCTTGCCGTTTGTCCCTGACCAGGTTTATGGTTATAGCGCACCTGCAAAATCAGGTGCCGGGATTGGAACCCCGAACACACTAAGGGCGACACAGACGCCGAAAGCGTCTTTTTTTGTGTCCATTCACTACGCACATCAAATCAGCGGCCTTGCCCGTACTGTATCAATGGTGGCGTTAGTGGGGCTACGTTCGCGTAGGCCGGTTTCCTTTGTGTCCGGTAGTTCCAACCCCGCTAACGTCACCGCCAAATATAAGATTGGAACCTTAGGCGGTGACTCCTTAAACACAAAGGAGGCTGCCGCTATGCTGGCTACTACCCCTACCCAAAATCCGCAATTTATCTGGCTAATCGCAGCAGTTCGCCGCGATATGCCGACAATTACCGCCAAAATCCACCATATCGCCGCAGAGACTGAGCAGGAAGCCCGCCGTTCACTGGCGCGGGATCACGTTTGCTTTTTCGCCGGACGTATTCGCACAGGGGGCGCACATGCTTAATTACTTCCGTGTTGCAGGATGCGCCACCGCCCGGAGCGGCGAATTAGTCGAGTTCGTTTATATCGTTGACGCCCGCAGCGCGATCAGCGCCAAAGCTGAGGCGCTAAATCAGGCCAGAAATGAACGCCTTTCCCACATCCAGATTACCCGCATTCGTGAGGTGGCAGCATGAACATTAACGCTTTATACCGCCATCCGTCCGAGCTTGAAGCCGAAGCGATGTTATCCCGCGAGCAGGCTTACCCGGATGATTTTACGCTTGCAGACCGTACAGCAGAACGGATGACCCGCGCCCGCGATGGACTGGCTCACGTTATGACCGATTTAGTCACTCAACTCGACGATGAACAGGCCGCTATCGTGTATTGCTGGTTGAGTAAAGTCCTGACGATTGTCGATATAGCCAGAATTGATGCGGAGGCCAGCGCATGAGCCAGTTACAACTGATTGATGCTGCCTGCCAGATTGAACAGGCACAGGCTGTTTTATCCATGTGGCTGGAGAGCACCACCAATAAAACAGATCCCGATTTACCGCGCCTGATTGGTTCCATTCTGACGCTGTTACACGGTGTACCCGAAGCAATGAGCGAGGCTGAAAGCAAGCTGGCTGACCATGTAATGCGTGAATATCGGGAGGGCAAAGCATGAGCAACGTACTGACCATTAAACCGGGAAATGCCGACTTATTACACGCCGAAGCCACACCGCACGGCGTAAACATCATGACCCGCAATGATGCCGGGATGTATGAGCATGTAGCCATTATCACCTATGAGAGCGCTGTAAGCCGTCTGGATGCGGGAGAGTACGACGATACGCCAGATATCGGCTACGCCATTCATTTTGCCGTTGCTGATGGCGGGGCGCGTGGCTGGTTCGACTTTACCGCGCAGCATAACGTCACTATGTGGCGCTGGCTGATTGCTGCGAAGTTCGTTTCTGAAATGAAGCGCGAGAACGGCACAACCTCCGTTACTGAGTCTGACGGCACATCATCGCAGGTAGCGATTTACTCCAATGGCAAAGCGGCACTTCCGGTTTATCCGTTCGCGGAACGTCTTGCGATGGCGAACAACATCGAGGGCGCAATGATTGAGCGATACGGCATTGAGCAGGGAACGGCGAACGCCATTGTTTTTTATCAGGCCATGATCGACACGGAGCGCGGCGAGCTGACCCCGTTCGGACGTGAAACGCTGGCAGAGCTACACGATCACTTCATTGCTGATCTGGATGAAAACGGCTGGCCTGAAATGCCAGCGGCGCACTGAGGGAGGTAACACGAATGCGTAATATCGACATTATCCGCGAAGTGACCACCGCCGCCGCTGGTAACTGGCCTTATGTGCTGGCTGGCCTGTCTATCGACGTGCCTGATTCATCACGCCGCCATGCCCCCTGCCCTGCATGTGGCGGTACGGATCGCTTCCGGTTCGACGACAACGGGCGCGGCAGCTTTATCTGCAATCAGTGCGGCGCGGGCGACGGGCTGGATTTAATCAAGCGGGTGAACAATTGCGACACAACAGAGGCGGCGCACCTTGCCGCTGATGTGCTGGGTATTGATTACCGGGCAGCACAAACCGACCAGACGGCAGCGAGCCAGAGAAGGGAGCAACTGGAGGCTGACCGCCAGCAGCGTGAGCAGGAGCGCCAGCAACAGGCAGCAGAGGACGCAGAGCAGCGAAGGGCAACGTTTACCCGTCTGTATGCCGGAATGCGCCAGAACGTCACACAGGGCGAATCTGATTACCTGCAATCAAAAGGGCTGACCGGGTTCAATTACCCGCTAATGCCCGATGGTTCGTTATTGCTGGAGCTGGTGGATGAATCCGGCGCAGTCACAGCCGCGCAGACCATCACCCCGCAGGGAGAAAAGCGACTTCTGACAGGTTCGGCAAAGCGCGGGGCATATCACGCCGTAAACGCACCGGAACAGCCGCAGGCGGTGATTATTGCCGAGGGGCTGGCAACCACTTTATCAGTCCACCTGATGCGCCATGACGCGCTGGCAGTGGCAGCAATTGACGCCGGGAACCTGCTGCCAGTTGCGCAGGTGATGCGACAGCGTTACCCGGATGCGCAGATCATCATCGCCGCTGATAACGATATTAAGCCTGGTGAACCAAACACGGGTAAATCAGCCGCAGAAAAATCTGCTAAAGCTGTCTCTGGCTGGGTGGCTTTGCCTCAGTCTGAGGAAAAGGCCGACTGGAATGATTTTCACCAGCAACATGGGCCGGAAGCAGCGGCAGCAGCATTTAATGATTCGATGTACCAGCCGGAGGGCGAGAAAGTGGTGGTAAAACTCAAGGCAATTGACGGCGGAAAAGAGAATCAACACGAAGCTGTTACACCTGCACTTAATCAAATGGGGGCTAGCCAGCGCGGAGAAGTCCTGCTGGCTCACTACGATGGCGACCTTGCGATCCATGCAGATTCCGACACGGTACACCATTACAACGGTGTGGTATGGGTTCCTCTGACAGACAAAGAATTGCAGCGAGAAATGGCGCAGATCTACATCGATGCGGAGGTGGCGTATTCACAGAACGCTATCAAATCAGCAGTCGATACAATGAAGCTGGGACTTCCGGTAATGGGTACAACAGCCCGTAACCTGATTGGTTTCAGCAGTGGGGTTTTTGATACCCGCTCAGGACAGTTCCGGACTCACAACCGGAAAGACTGGCTTCTCGTTGCGAGTGATCTGCCGTTCAGCGAACCAGCGGAAGGCGAGACCCTCGCAACCCATGCGCCGAACTTCTGGAAATGGCTCCGCCGCTCTGTAGCGGATAATGACCGAAAAGCAGACCGTGTACTGGCTGCTCTGTTTATGGTGCTGGCGAACCGGTACGACTGGCAGCTGTTTCTTGAGGTAACGGGGCCGGGCGGAAGTGGCAAAAGTGTTATGGCGGAGATCTGCACGATGCTGGCGGGCAAGGCCAACACCGTATCGGCGAGCATGGCGGCGCTGGAGAACCCAAGGGAAAGGGCGCTGGTGGTGGGCTATTCGCTAATTATCATGCCTGATATGACCAGGTACGCTGGCGACGGCGCAGGGATTAAAGCGATCACTGGCGGGGATAAGGTGGCTATCGACCCAAAACACAAAGCGCCATATTCAACCCGTATCCCGGCGGTGGTGCTGGCCGTCAATAACAATGCTATGACGTTCAGTGACCGCAGCGGCGGTATTTCACGGCGACGGGTGATTTTCAACTTCACCGAAGTAGTGCCGGAAAACGAACGCGATCCGATGCTGGCCGAGAAGATTGAAGGAGAGCTTGCGGTAATCATCCGGCATCTTCTTGTGCGATTTTCCAGCCAGAACGAAGCCAAACAGCTTTTGCATGAGCAGCAGAAATCAGAAGAAGCGCTGGCCATCAAAAGAGAAGGTGATTCACTGGTGGATTTTTGCGGCTACCTGATGGCGCTTGTTGAGTGCGAGGGAATGATTGTTGGCAATGCTGAGATGGTACCATTCAGCCCGAGGCGTTATCTGTACCACTCATACCTTGCCTACATGTCAGCGCATGGCCTGGGTAAACCCGTATCATTGACGCGGTTCGGCACTGATATGCCGGGGGCAATGTCTGAGTATGGCAAAGAGTACAAGCGCAAACAGTGCACCCGTGGGCCGGATAAAGGGCGTACGATCTCAAATGTCCTGTTAGGTGATGATGCTGATGGGTGGCTACCAGCAGCAACAGGAAATAATAATGGTGAGCAGGGGTAGAATTTAAAAATTATCGATAAAGTGTCTACCGTGTCTACTGTTATGAATAATATATTAAATAACAATTGGTTAGATGGGTAGACACTTGGTAGACAGTGTTTGGTAAGGTATCTACCGTGTCTACTTTCGGTTTGTTTTTTGCACAATGGTAGAGAGTCTGGTAGACAGTAGTAGACACTTTAAAAGGTAACTCTCTACCGTGTAACATAATGAATATTAAAGTAAAAAATCAAAGAGTAGACAGGTAGACAGTTTAAGGTACAAATTTTAATTTATAACTGTGGGGAGTATTAGAATGACAGCACAGATATCAGCATACGGGCGTCTGGTGGCCGATCCGAATACCAGAACAACGGGCAAGGGTACAAATATGGCAATGGCGCGGCTGGCAGTATCACTGCCCTGTAATGCCGCTGAGGATGGACAGGCTACTTTCTGGCTGGGTGTTCTCGCATTTGGTAAGCAGGCTGATGCGCTGGCGCGGCATGTTAAAGGCGACCTTGTGAGCGTAGCGGGCAATATGCAGCTTAATCAGTGGACGGGGCAGGATGGCACCGCACAGCAGGGGTATCAGGTACTCGCAGACAGTGTGATAAGCGCCAGAACGGTGAGGCCGGGCGGCGGGCGGAAGCCCATAACTGATACTGACGACGCAAAACAATCAACCGCCGCCGCGCCGGGATGGGAAATATACAATACGCCGGAAGATTTTGACCAGCGCCCACAACATGAAGATGATTTCTGACTGAAAGGAGCAAAGAAAATGTTTACTTATAAGGATGTTCTGGAACATCGCAAGGTGCATGGCATTGAAAATGCCGTACAGGATATGGGAGTAAAGGAGTACGCTGCTGCGCTTGATAAAGATGCTGTGGTGATGATTGATTCTCACGGCTTCATTGTGGATTCGTTCACGGGAATGGCTCTGGCTGCTGATGGCGAACAGCTGGATCTCCTCATCGCGCATCTGGAGAAAATGCGTAAGGATATGCCGGAAAAGAACATGCGGGATTTGCTGAATAAATAAATTTTGTAAATTATTCGTACTCATGTTTACCCGTGATTACCCCTGTCTCTGATGGGGGTTTTCTTTAAATTTTTCATGTATATCTTGAGAAGTGGCACTCAGACGTGAGCCGCCACTGGCCGTTAAATCAAGCTGTAGCGAGTACAGCCTGCGAGAGGCAGAAAAAGATTTAACGGCCTCCCCTCCAAGCGCTGGTTTCACGTCTTAACATTAATTGTTACGGAAACCACTCCATGAAGAAATTACTCGAATTACGCCAGCAAAAAGCCGCACTCAAAACTCAGATGCGTTCCATGCTGGACAAAGCCGACACCGAAAAGCGCAGCCTGAACGAAGAAGAGGGCAAAAAGTTCGATGAACTCCGCGCCCAGGCTGATGCCCTCGAAGTTGAAATCACCCGTCTTGAAGCCGTCGCCGACGATCAGCGCAATCTGCCTGGTACTTCCGTTGAAGGTGAGCCAGTAAGCAACGACGAGCTGCGCCACTACATCATGACAGGTGATACCCGTTCTCTCTCCACACTGGTGCAGGCTGACGGCGGTTATACCGTTATCCCTGAGTTGGACAAAGAGATTATGCGCCAGTTGCAGGATGATAGCGTGATGCGCTCCATCGCAACGGTGAAGACCACTAAAACCAACGAATACCAGAAGCTGGTATCTGTGGGCGGCACTACCGTTAATCGCGGTACCGAAGGTGAACCACGTACCGAAACCAGCACGCCGAAGATGGAGCGCGTTGATATTAAACTCAACCCGATCTACGCCTACCCGAAAACCACTCAGGAGATTCTCGACTTCTCCGAGGTGGATATTCTGGGCTGGCTGTCTTCTGAAATTGCCGACACCTTCACCGCTACCGAAGAAAGCGACTTTGTGAACGGCGACGGTGATAAAAAATCCAAAGGGTTCCTGTCTTACCCTCGCGCTGCCACTGCCGACAAAACCCGTCCGTTCGGTACGCTGGAGAAGATGGAAGCGGCTGACGTTTCCTCTGATGGCCTGATCGACCTGCTGTATAAGCTGAAAGCCAAATACCGCAAAAACGCCGTATGGGTGATGAACTCCAACACTGCGGCCAAACTGCAAAAGCTGAAAAATGGCAACGGGGATTACATCTGGCGCGATCGTCTGGTTGCCGGTTCTCCCGATACGCTGCTGGGCCGTCCTGTTCAGTATCTGGAAACCATGCCTGATGCGGAAGCGGGCAAAGCGTTCCTCGCGGCTGGCGACTTCAAGCGCGGCTATTTCATCGTGGATCACACCACTGGCGTGCGTACCCGTCCTGACAACATCACCGAACCGGGTTTCTACAAGGTGCATACCGATAAATACCTGGGCGGCGGCGTGGTGGACTCCAACGCCATCAAGGTGCTTGAGCTTTCCGGCTCCGGTTCCTGATTTGACGTTTAAGGGGCTTCGGCCCCTTTTTGCCCTCTGTGGAGTCCAGTAATGAAAACTATAGATTTTGAAATCCGTACTTCCGAAGTGAGCGCCAGCAACAAAAAGCTGGTGGGCTATGCCGTGCGCTGGAACAGCCTGTCAGAAATTATCTGGGACGAGTTCCGCGAGCAGTTTGCGCCTGGAGCGTTTAAAGACAGCCTGGCATCCGGTAGCGATGTGCGTGCGCTGTACGAGCATAACTATACCCAGCTGCTGGGCCGCACTAAATCCGGCACGCTGGTGCTGTCCGAAGACGATACCGGGCTGCGCTTCGAGCTGACCCCGCCGAATACCCAGCTTGGCAACGATGTGCTGGAGCTGGTGGAGCGCGGGGATATCTCCGGCATGAGCTTTGGTTTCCGGGCGCTGAAAGAGGCGTGGGATATCGGCCAGTCCCCATACCTGCGCACTGTTACCGCTGCCGAACTGCGGGAGATTACCGTTACCTCTATGCCTGCTTATCCTGAGTCTGGCGTGGAAATCGCGCACCGTTCGCTTTTCTCCCAACATCCTGAACTGCGCCGCGCTGGCGATAACCGTCGCCGCTGGGCTGAATTAGCGGGGCTCTGATATGTGGAATATCTGGCCGTTTGGCCGTAAGTCTGAACCCTCTGAGCAGCGCAGCATTACCATTGATGAATTTCTGGCGATGGCAGGGATTCCAAATACCGGATCAGGCGAGTATGTGTCTGCGGGTACTGCGGAATCTCTGCCGGCGGTCATGAACGCCGTATCAGTTATCAGTGAGGCGGTGGCAACAATGCCCTGCTACCTCTACCGCGTGCGCAACGATAACGGGCGTGAGGCGCGAGAATGGCTGAGCAATCACCCGGTGGATTTTCTGCTGAACGAGCAGCCGAACGACTGCCAGACACCTTATCAGTTTAAACGCACGATGATGCGCCACTGTCTGCTGAATGGTAACGCCTATGCGGTGATCCAGTGGGGCCGCGACGGCCAGCCGCAATCCCTGCACCCGTATGCGCCGGGAGCGGTTGTTCCTGAGCGTATCGGCCAGCATAAATACAAATACACCATTACTGAACCATTTACCGGGGCTGTGCGCACCTACCTGCAAGAAGAGATCCTGCACCTGCGTTACTCGACCGATGATGGTTTTCTGGGGCGCTCGCCGATCACCACCTGCCGTGAGGCGCTGGGGTTAGGTCTGGCCCAACAGCGCCACGGTGCCAGCATTATGAAAGATGGCATGATGGCGGCTGGCGTGGTCACTACTGCTGAGTGGCTCGACAGCGTGAAGGGCAAACAGGCTCTGGACGCACTGGAGCGCTACAAGGGTGCCAGAAACGCCGGGAAAACGCCGATCCTTGAAGGTGGCATGGACTACAAGCAGCTTGGCATGAGCAATCAGGATGCCGAATGGCTGGCCTCCCGTCGCTTCACCATTGAAGACATTGCCCGCATGTTCAACGTGTCGCCCATCTTCCTGCAGGAATACAGCAACAGCACCTACAGCAATTTCAGCGAAGCGAGCCGCGCCTTTCTCACCATGACCATGCGCCCGTGGCTGGCGAACTTCGAGCAACAAATCAAATCTGCTTTGCTGGTGGCCTCTCCGGTTCCGGGAACCCGCTATCAGGTGGAGTTTGACTCTGCTGACCTTCTCCGTGCCACACCTACCGAGCGTTACGCCACTTATGAGCGAGGCATTAAGAACGGGATCATGAACCCGAACGAAGCCCGTGAGCGCGAGGGGATGCCGCCGCGTGAAGGTGGTGACGAATTCAGCCAGGCATGGAAGCAGGAAGTGAAGATCAGCAAAGACGGCAAGGAAGGTGACGCATGATAGCCGGGGGGCTGAGAAGCCGCGTCACTATTCGGGTATTCACTACCCACAGGGAGCCGTCCGGTCAGGTTGTTCAGGTCTGGGAAGATGGGGAAACCATATGGGCTGAGGTTAAGGGGATCAGTGGCCGAGAGTTAATGGCGTCAGGTGCCGAGGTTGCCGAAGCGACGATCCGCGTTTGGGTGCGTTTCCGCCGTGATATTACCGCAGCCAACCGTCTGAAAGTGCTTACTGGCCCGTTTGCTGGCAGCACTCTCAATATTATCGGGCCTCCTATTCCTGATTCGGAAGGTACCCGGCTGGAAATTCTCTGCAAGACAGGAACGGAAAAATGACAGCAGAAATCACCCTGGATGAAGCAAAGCTGCATTGCCGTATCGATGATGACTATGAAGATACGTTGATACAGGCGTACATCGATGCGGCGCTGGAGGTCTGCCAGAAGCATATCGGCAAGCGGTTTGATAACGGGCTGGAGTTTACGCCAGCTATCAAGATTGGCTGTCTGATGTACGTATCTCAGCTGTACGAGTACCGCACGATGATTGGTGATACCGACGCCAAAGAGATACCGATGGCTGTCTCTGCGTTGTGGTCTGTCTACCGAGATGTGGGGGTGTACTGATGCCGTGGCAGCCAATGCGCCGGTGCACCGAGCCGGGATGTAATAAGCGGGTGAAGACCGGCAAGTGTGATGAGCATAAGCGGGATGCCCGCCGACAAAGCGACAGCCGAAGAGGTACACGGACAGAGCGCGGTTACTCCAACCGCTGGGGCGAATACCGTCGTCATTTTCTGAAAGCCAATCCGCTATGTGTCCACTGTCTCAAGGCTGGAGTCTATACATCGGCAACTATCGTCGATCACATCATTCCTATCGAGGGTGAAGCCGATGTGCTGTTCTGGCCAGCCAGTAATCACCAGCCGATTTGCCATTCCTGTCACTCCCGAAAGACCACTACATCTGATCCGCTGACCAAAGAGCTGCGTAAAGCCGGTGCTTTCCGTGAGCAGGAGGCTGCAGCAGCGCGCCGCACTGACTGGCTGTATGAGGCTGATCATGAATGAGCCGAGCGGCCAGGGAGGGGAGGGGGCATTTTCAGGACGAATGCCTGCGCCTGCGGAACCACCCGCCCCCTCAAATTTTTACGCACGGTGATTTTTTTGAAAATAAAACAGACAGGAAAACAGTAAGTTATGGCAAGACCACCCAAACCGCCCGCCTATCTTGATGAAATCGCGGCGCAGCAGTGGAAAGCGAAGGCGAAGCAGCTGGCGGAGCGTGGTGATCTGACGCCTGCCGACTGGAACAACCTTGAGCTGTACTGCGTCAATTACTCGATGTACCGCAAAGCCGTGGAAGACCTTGCCACGCGGGGATTCAGCATAGTGAACAGCCAGGGCGGTGAGAGCCGGAATCCGGCACTGAGCGCAAAAGCGGATGCCGAAAAAATTCTTATAAAAATGTCGTCGCTGCTGGGCTTTGATCCGGTAAGCCGCCGCCGCAATCCGGTAGAAACGGAAGAGGAGGACGAGCTTGACCGTCTGGAATGAGTACGCAAATGCGATAAAAACGGGCGAAATTCCGGCCTGTAAGCGCGTAAAACAGGCCGTGGAAAGGTACTTTTCAGACCTGAATGATCCCCGTTATGAGTTCGATACGGCGACCGTAGAGCGGTTTATCGCGTTCTCCCGGCTCTGTCCACACGTCAAAGGCCCGCTGCGGGGCCAGCCTATCGAGCTTGAGCCGTGGCAACAGTTCGCCTTTGCTAACCTGCTGGGCTTTAAGGTCAGGGAGTCAGGGCGCCGCAAGTACAGCAGCGCCTTTATTGAAGTACCGCGCAAGAACGCAAAATCAACCGTTGCCGCCATGCTGGCAAACTGGTTTCTCGTAATGGAGAAGGGCCAGCAGGATATCTACACGGCGGCGGTGAGCCGGGATCAGGCCCGAATCGTGTTCGACGATGCCCGCCAGATGTGCCTGCTGTCAAAACCGCTGAAAAAGCGCGTCAATATCCAGGCGCATAAGGTGATATTCCCGAAGAGCAACAGCCTGTTAAAGCCGCTGGCGGCGAAAGCGGCCACCATTGAGGGGACTAATCCCAGCCTGGCGATTGTCGATGAGTACCACCTTCACCCGGATAACGGCGTTTATTCCGCGCTTGAGCTGGGTATGGGCGCACGACCGGAGGCGATTTTGTTCGCCATCACGACCGCCGGGAGTAACGTTGTCTCTGCCTGTAAACAGCATTATGACTACTGCTGCCAGATTCTGGCCGGGGAAGAGAGCAACGATTCGCTGTTTGTCCTGATCTACGAACTGGACGACGAAAGTGAGGTTGAGCAGCCTGAAATGTGGATCAAGGCTAACCCTAACCTGTATGTGTCCGTTGACGCGGCGAAACTGGAGTCCACCATCCAGAAAGCGCGGGGCATACCGTCGCAGTGGGTGGAAATGCTGACCAAGCGTTTCAATATCTGGTGTCAGGGCTCCACGCCGTGGATGGGCGCCGGTGCATGGGATGCCTGTGCGCTCGACTATACCGAAGACGATCTGGCCGGAATGGAGTGCTACGCAGGATTTGACCTGTCCTCAACCAGCGATATCACCAGCGTGAGCTACGCTTTCCCGTTCGACAGGGAGGTCAGGCTCCTGACCCGTCATTATCTGCCGGAAGCGCAGCTGCTTAACGTCGCCAACAAAAACCGCGCCATCTACCGCCAGTGGGTGAAAGCGGGCTGGATACGCACCACCCCCGGCGACTGTATCGACTATGACCGCATCCGTGACGATATTCTGCGCGACGCTGAAATCTTCAATATCAGGCTGGTGGGTTTCGATACGTGGAACGCCACGCACCTGCGCACCCAGCTGCAGGGGGCGGGGCTTGATGTGGAGCCATTCCCGCAAACCTATCTCAAATTCAGTCCGGTAGCGAAATCATTTGAGGTGTTCGTTAACCGTAAGGCGGTGCGCCATCGCGGCGATCCGGTTCTGGCCTGGGCGATTGGAAACGTGGTGATGGAGTCCGACGCTAACGCCAACATTAAGCCCAACAAAAAGAAATCCTCCAACAAGATAGACCCGGCTGTATCCGCGCTGATGGCGTTCGGCACCTTCCAGGCTGAGCATGAGGATTTTGCTTTCGATATGAGCGACAGCCACAAACAACGGCTGGCAACATTTAACGGTATCTGACAGGAGTAGAAAGATGAATACAGCAAACCATGAAACCATGAGCACGATCCTTTTGAGCGGCTCGCTGGCTAAACTTTTTGGCCGTACTCACCAGCGACTTATTGGCCCGACACGTGAGGCGTTTACTGCGTTATCCGCCACCATTCCCGGCTTTCAGAAATTCATGAATACCAGCAAAGCCCGAGGACTTACGTTCGCTGTATTCGTGGACAAAAAGAACGTCACTCAGGATGATCTCGATTTTCCGAACGGCAACAGGACGATTCGGATTGTTCCGATCATAATCGGGAGCAAGAAAGCGGGTATTTTGCAGACCATCATGGGCGCTGTTCTGGTGGCCGTGGGGGCAATCGCAACCTTTGGGTTCGGCCAGGCATGGGGCGTCAATGTTATGGTTGCAGGCGGTTCGATGATTGCTGGCGGTGTAATCCAGATGCTATCCCCTCAGCCTACAGGGCTGGCAAGCAAACAAAGTGCTGATAATAAAGCCTCATATGCGTTTGGTGGCGTTACTAATACTGCAGCGCAGGGCTATCCAGTACCATTGCTTTACGGTAAGCGCCGTATCGGCGGTGCAATCATATCGGCGGGTATCTATGTGGAGGATCAGCTTTGACAAATCAGGTGCAACTCTGGCCGGAAGGTGAGGTATTTACCCGAGAGGTATTGATACCGACGAAATACGAGCCATTACCAGTGGAGGTAACTTACACCGTTCCTCCTTTCGAGATCGTTGTGGAAACGTGGCAGAACAGAGACCCAGCTAAGGCTTACGCTCTGTTTAGACAGTTCATTGTTGACTGGGATCAGCAGGACAAACTCACAGACGATATTCTGATGTGCTTTCTGGCAGGCTACCCGGGAACCGATGAGGCTATTTTTGCCGGATGGTATGAGCATATGAAAGAAGTGCTGACGGTAAATGCGCAGTTCTTCGCAGGTTACAGCCAGTCAATTAACTGAGGGTTTGTATGCTGGATCGGACAGTATTAGAGAAAGCAATAATGGTAGCGGCTGAGTTGCAGGGTCATGAACTCAACGGGCGAGATCGTCTTATGGTGCGTAATCGCGTTGCCGCTTGCCTGGCTGCGAAAGAACGCCACCGGCAAAGGATGGATGCCAAACCGTATCAATGGAGAAAGCCGGAAAGACCAAGGTGA